CGTTCGACCTGACAAAGCGGATGGTTGCTACCTCGAAAGCGTGACCGGGAAACCTACGGTGTGGAACAGCATAAAGCATAACGGCGAAGTTCAGCGGGGCGAAGCATCCGCTGGAACGATGGGTTAGAAAAGGAATTTTTATGAAAGAAAACCAATTGGCACATTATCAACATTTGACATGTCAGCAACAGCTAGGACGTATTGAGTTTGCACCTGAACCCTCCACGGTTTTTTGCTTTTGTCAGTGTGCATTATTTCAAGCAAAGAAAATGCACCAAGATTCTCAAATGAATAACAAAGAAGAAATTTTTGATCGTGGAAAGAATAAAAATAATCCTCAAACAATGCGAGAAGCTCTTGAGGAGGCGTTTTATGGAAAAGAACGGCATAACGATGGTTCATAAAGTTCTAACGGATAAGTTCAGCGGTGAGCGTAGCGAATCCGCAGGAACGTAGTGTTATGTGAAAAGGAAAAAGGAGCGAGAAAATTATGAACACTTATAACGATAAACCTATGAGCAAGTGGCTTGGCGAAACGTTGCAAGAAATGGCAGAAATGGAAATGGCAACAACAGAAACCCGTTGCCAACACTGCGGGTATATCAACCGCTATCGTCACCCGGTCGTTGCGAGACAAAGCGATATTGAATTGTTTGAAAGCATGATGCGCTCGGCGTTTGAAGTTATGGATAGGCATGGAATAACAGCAAACTTGTTGGCAGATATTCGCGCACAATGTTTAATTTCGATGGCAAACAAAAACGCTGCAAAGGAATAAGTTAATGAAAGACTACAGCGAAGACGTACTCAAAATACAAGAAGCTGGCAGAAAATTGCCGGTGCTAATGATGAAAGACAAAAACGCTGCATTGTTGTTTTTAGCGCAAACAATCATATCAGCACAACAAATAATCGAATACCTGAATGAGCCTGCAAACGAATGAACGCGCCGAGACTTTTGAGCGTTTCTGCTGCGCCGTCGAGAATTTTCATGATGGGGAAAGAGATAAAGTCGCGGACTACTTGCGAGACATTGAAGCCCGACTTGGGCGCGACATTGCCGAACGCGTCAAAACCAGCATTCTTGCCTGTGCGAAGTCATCGGGCTGGCTTAGAGATGTCGAAAGGCTGCGCGTTAAGCGCTAAAGAGCGGGAGCTAATGCAGATATTCGGCAGGCTTCCGTTTTCTTTTGAGTGTGATTGGGACAAAAGGCTTGAACCTGCCGCGTAAGTGTGTAGAATGAGATTATGGACACTAAAAAAATCGGCAAGCCAAAAACAATTGAAGACGCAAAGCGCGTGAATATCTACATTTCAAAAAAAGCGCACGAAAAAGCGAAAAAGATCGGCGGGGGGAATTTTTCCGCTGGCGTGACTAAGCTGATAAATGAGTATGCTAATCGGACTTGACCCCGGAGCAAGCACTGGCGTAGCTATATTTGAGAACGGAAAGCTTACAAAGCTAACCACCTGGACGCCAATACAGCTAATAACGCTGCTTCCTAGCTTTTCCGTTACAAGCGTGATATTCGAGGATTCGCGCTTGACTTCGCCAGTTTGGAGCCGGGGCACTAGCCAAGCTGCACGCATGAAGATAGCCCGGAATGTCGGGCAGGTTGACGCTATATGCAATTTAATATGCGCCATATGTGAAGAAATGAAAATAAACGCCCACGGAATAAGCCCGAAGCACAAAGGGCGCAAGCTGGACGCTGAGACTTTTAACAAGCTGACGGGCTGGCAGAAAAAAAGCAACCAACACGAGCGCGATGCGGCAATGTGTGTTTTAGCGCTTGCATGATCTGAATAAGTGTGTATAATATCTCTTACCAACTAAGGAGAGAGATATGAACATCATCAATGAAAAGATCGTCGATATGACATTCGATGAATTTTGCCGAGGCGGTAAAAGCATCACACCGGGGCCGTGGGACATCTACTTCAACGCGCAGGATGACCTCGTTATTCGCAAGATGTTTCCTGATGGTCAAGAGTCTCACGTTGTGGCGCACTGCTACAGTGGATTCGATAACGCTCGCCTGATCGCAGCCGCGCCGGAGTTGCTTAAGGCGTTGCTTTATTTTCTTGATGACAGAGAAGTTGTAGATTTTGGTGAGTGGGTTGAAGAAGGCCGTAAGATTGCTAAAAAAGCCATTGCCAAAGCAGAGGGGAAAACATGAGCATTGAAGCAATGAAGCAGGCGCTGGATGCGCTAGAGATCGGCTACGAATGCGTGAATGATGAAGCGGTGGAGACGTATGCCTCTGTTGGCTACAAGACCGCGATATATGAGGATGTTAAGAAGATCGCCGACGCCATAACCACCCTCCGCGCAGCTATCGAGCAAGCGGAAGAGCCGCTGATTGATTCAGTGCGCCAAATGCGGGATGTGCAGGGCATGGACGGTACATGGAACTGCGACCCGTATATGCACGGGCTTTACAACGGGCTGGAGTTTGCGGTGTCACTGCTTGAGCAGCGAGAGCCGCAGTTCAAGGACGCGCCTGAAAAGTGGCTGAGTGATTTGCCGAAGCCGCGCATTTTCTCAGCTACAGAAGCCGCGCACGGCATAGGAGAGAAGAAATGAGCATTGAAGCAATGAAGCAAGCGATGGAACGGGCGATGGAAGTGTTGGAGCGAGGTGACGCGGCAGACCCGATCACTTTTGGCGAAACTATTGACGCCCTACGTGCTGCTATTGAACAGGCTGAGAAGCAAGAAAGCTGGGCGCTGCGCGAAGTCTTGTTTGCTGACGGAGAGGCTATAGCGCATAGAAAGCCTGAGAAACAGGAGTTGCAGCGTGAATGGCAACCGCTAATTTCCGGCATACTTTGGAGAAAAACTCATGAAAGTAAAAAAGCTTATTGAATTACTAAAACAAATGCCACAAGACGCATACGTCTGGCACTTGTGGGACGGTGAGGCTCGGACACAAATAAAGCATGTATGGCTGGCACGCGAGGGACGAGTAATTACAGCGGACGATGAACAGGTTTGCTACACAGGAAAAACACGACCAAAAGGATCACCGACCGAGAAAAAAGAACCTTATTGGAAAACGCCAGTATCAAAGCCGACAGATGAAGATTATAAATGGTATTAAATACACTAAAGGAGAAAAACACATGAGCAAGGAACGGAACCCGCGTCCGGTTGGGCGCGATGTTGAATTTTGGGATTACGGCAAGCACGAGCTAGATGGGCATCAGCAGTCCGGTGATATTCACGGGAAGTTCTTTGGCACTTGGCTGCGCCGGCACGACGGGATGAATATTATAATTTCGTTCGGTGACGAGACAAAGCGCTATTGGCTCCAAATGGGGAATTGCTTTTACGGCAATCATGCAACCCTGGAACTGGCAGCGATTGAAGCGGACAGGCTATTGAGTGCTGGCCTCGCCAAGAAACCGAAATGAAGGAGAAAAACACATGAGCGACTTAAGATTACTAGCCATTTTAGAAAACATAGACAAACTTGAGGGTGCCGTATCTGACGAGTACTTGAGAAATTTATGCAAGCAAGCTGCAAAAGAGATTGCAGAGTTAAACGCGCTTAGGTTACGTCGTGGAACGCAGGAGCCAGTGGCGTGGGTTTGTGAAGGGTTTGGGAAGGCAAAACACAATATTGATTACATGCAAAAAGAAATTGATGCCCTTCCAATCGGCACTATGCTCTACACAGCCCTGCCCCAGCGCGAATTGCAAGAACTAACAGACGAACAGATTGATTCTGCTTGCCTGAGCTACCGACACGACTTTGGTTTGTTGTCTGTTAGTGAACAAGATTACATCCGTTTTCAAGCCAGGGAGTGGGCTATAGCATTAGCAAAGGCAAGGGGAAACACATGAGCAACATTGACGACGGTGGGCCAGCGTTTCCAGGTCAAGTGGATCATGGCCCGGCAGGTATCGAGACATTCTTTGGCATGACCCTGCGCCAATACGCAGCCATCAAGCTCAAAGTGCCCGATAGCGGAACTGACTGGCTTGACGACATGATTCGCGAAAGTTTGCGCGCCGTTGAAACAAAATTAAAGGAGAAAAACACATGAGCATCGAAGCAATGAAGCAAGCGCTGGAGGCGCTGATAAAAGCACATCCATATTCAAACTCAAACAAAGACTTGGATGGACACAGCGAAGCCATCGCCGCACTAGGCGAGAGGCTGGCGCAGCCAGAGCCACTGCAGCGTTTTACTGACGTGCAGCAAGAGATAGAGTCCGCATTAACGCCAGAGCAGGATCCAGTGGCGTATGTACTTCGTACACTAAGTAGCAAGTCAATCAGTGATGAAATTGCGCCTACGGGATGGTCAACGTTTGAAAGCAAGATTGAGAAGTTACGCGCCGATCCTTGGGTACAGAACGGTATTGCTGAGATTGTTCCGCTTTACACCTCCCCACAACAGCGCGAATGGCAAGGGCTGACGGAGGAGGAAATCATAATCATGAGTCGCTACAATTTAGAGTATGCTGCTTTGATTGGCGAGGTGCAGGGGAAACTAAAGGAGAAAAACACATGAAAGATGCTATTTTTGAAATTTTAATTCAAGTGCTAATTGTGGTAACTGCTCTTTTTTTAATTTGTGTATTCGCGCATGGTGTACTTTCACTATACAAGCACGCAATCGGTGAAGACCCTGCATCCGAATACCGCGCATTGTGCATTAAAAACGAAGGTAAGCCAGTATTCAACGGCAAGTATTGGGAGTGCATGAAATGACTGACAAAATTGACCGAGAAATAATGCAGCAAGCGCTAGATGCGCTAATAGAAAACGCCCGACTGCTTGGCATTACTCAAGCAAAGCGAGGTTATGGTTTTTACTCACAAGAAGATGCAATTTTTGAGCGTGCGCTTCATGAGTGTATTGCCAAACACAGCGCCGTTCTACGCGAGCGACTAGCGCAGCCAGACCCACTGCAGCGTTTTACTGACGTGCAGCAAGAAATCGAGGCCGCACTAGCGCCAGACACGCAACCACGACGCATAGCTCTTGACTTGGAAGAATTACATCTAAAAGCAAAAAAAAGAGCCAAAAAAGAAGCTGCGCTATCTTGGCCGGAAGGCAATAATCGCAAAAGAATGCAGGAAGAATTAACAGATCGGTATTTTTACGAGTACACAGGAGGGCAAAAATGACTGACAAAACTGACCGAGAACTAATACAGCAAGCGCTAAACGATCTTGAAGCGCTGGTCGCATACATCAAAGGCGGTGAGCCTGATCTTTTTATGCAAGTTCCTTCAATTGAAGCACTACGTGAGCGACTAGCGCAACCAGAGCAGTGGGGTATTGACGTACTTGGAGGTGATTGGAACAAAATTTGCCGTGCAGCCGCAGTCATACTAAAAGAAACAAAATGAATGACCGAGAAGCATTTGAAGAACGCGCAGCAATACTTCAATACGACGCGGGAATGAGTAAAGCGGAGGCAGAAAAGAAAGCAAAAGCGCTAATTGAAAAGCGGGAAATGTTGGATAAGATAGAGAAAATGAGGGAAAATAAGCACTGACCCCGGAAAGCACGGGGACTAAAAAGTCTAGGGTCTGGCAACGGGTTAGCGCCGTTGTTTTGGTTTGGTCCTTTCTTGTGCGTCGCTGCTTTATGCGAGCAGACCCTAGACTTGTTAGTGAATGCGTAGGCTGATACGCAAGATCAACGGTGAAAAGCCGTGGTGTTCTGGTGGACAAGCCGAAAGGACAAAACCACAAGCGGGGAGACAGCACCGCCACTAACAAAACGGACGCTGCTTTCGTTTGCTCGAATTGGCTAGGCAGTTCTAAATGCAGCACCTAGATGACACCCCGGAAAGTACGGGGACTAACATTGAAGCGGCGGCGTGGAGTGCGTAGGCACTTAATGGACACGCACAAAACCCGAATGTTCGTGGCCTCAGACGCGATGAGTAGGGACTGAGATAGCAGGTCAAACCCTGCCTGCTTCAATGTTAGTGAACAGTCCGGCACAGGAGCTACGAAAGTAGCCTGCAAAGCGTATGGCTGGGATTTACCAGTGAACCCTATTGACGAATAGGGCTACGGACATCCGGGGTAATAAGCCCCACCTTATACAGCCTTATATTTTGATATATAAAAATTAGGAGCGCACAATGATTTTGACGATAAGAGCACTACTGATCGCGGCGCTGGCTGCCACGCTAACCGGCTGCACAAACGGCGCATTTACGCCGACCGAGGAGGCTTCTGCGGCCAAGTTGGCACAAGACGCACGTAGAGGCGCTGCGCGTGAGGCGCTGTTTGTAAAGTGCATGGAGCTGGCCGCCAAGATGCCGCGCCAATCGGACGACGATGTGGCTGACGTTGTGAGTCAGTGCAGCACCCAGTCGTGGTACATGACGAACTATATGAAGTAGCGCGCCTAGCATGAAATACTATTTACCTGACTACAACTTTGCTGTAGAGAAATATAAAGGGGGCTGGATTATGCTGCATAAGGGCAGTGATGCGGTATTAGCGACAACACCGGAGCAGACTGAGGCTATATTGCAATGGGCTGAAAACAACAAAAAAAATATGCCGAATTGGTTGAATTATCATTAAAAGAGCTAGGGGCGCATTTACAAATACGCTGGAACAAAACAGACGACCCAGAATGGCCGCTGGGAGTAGTTTACAAACTTTTCAAACAGAGTGAGACTAAAGAACTGGATAGGCTACTTGCAAAAGAAAGCTATCCTAAACTCGCCCCATGCCGGACAATAACGGGGGAAAAGTACGCACAAATTCCAGGAGTATGGAAAGAGCGAATAAAAGCAGACGCGGAAACAATGGCGCTGCCTGTTTATGTTGTTGACATTGATGGCGACCCTATAAAGTGGGGTGCAAAATGAAAAGAAAATACATCGTCAGTAGATACGCTTTGTATTTGGTCGGGTTAGGTGGTCACTTTAAGAAACGGCCAGTTATTAACTGCGATGCATTCATTTTAGATAGCCGACAATACAAAAGATACATAAGAGCAAGTGTTGCAAAAACCGCATAATTGTGTAGAATAAACCTATCTATAGTAAAAAATGGATAGATTATGACTACTAAGCCGAAATCCGGCTTTGGTCGGCCTAAAGGAACACCGAAGACCGGAGGAAGAACTGCCGGGACACCGAACAAAGCCACACGCGAATTCAGGGAAACGATCAATAAGCTGTTGGAGGGTAATGCCGATAACGTTGCCAAGTGGCTAACAATAGTGGCAGAAGGTGATTTAGAAAGAGAAATCAAGCCAGACCCCGGCAAAGCCCTTGACCTGTTGGCAAAGCTGGCTGAGTTTGCTGCGCCCAAGTTAGCACGAACTGAGCATGTTGGGGACAATGGTGGAGCTTTGACGGTTGTAATCAAACGATTTTCTGATGACTAAAATCGTATTGCCCAACAACTGGGAGCCACGTAGTTATCAAAAGAAAGCGTGGAAATACTTAGAGCGCGGTGGTCGGCATGCTGAATTGATCTGGCACAGGCGGTCAGGCAAAGACGAAATAGCTTTGCACCGCGCCGCTTGCGCTGCTTTTGAGAGAGTGGCAGGGTATTGGCACATGCTCCCGGAATACTCTCAAGCACGTAAAGCTATATGGGATGCTGTAAACCCGCACACTGGCAAAAAGCGAATAGATGAGGCTTTTCCAGTTGAGCTACGAAAAACGACCCGAAATCAGGAAATGATGATCGAGTTCAAAAACGGGTCAACGTGGCAAGTAGTGGGAAGCGATAGTTACAATAGTCTTGTCGGCGCTACGCCAGCCGGGATTGTGTATTCAGAGTGGGCGCTTGCTAATCCAAACTCAAGGGCATACCTTCGCCCGATTCTTGCGGAAAATAAAGGCTGGCAGATATTTATTACAACGCCACGCGGCAAAAATCACGCATACAAGACATTCCAGGCGGCAAGAAACAACCCGGACGCTTACGCCGAGATTTTAGACGTTGAGCAAACAAAAGTCTTGACGCTTGAAGAAATAGCGCGAGAAAAAAGAGCATATATTGACGAGTTTGGCGAGGATTACGGATTAGCCAAGTTTGACCAAGAATATATGTGCAGCTTTACTGCGTCGAACATTGGCGCAATACTAGCGGCTGGAATATCAAGGCTGGAAAAACAGGGTCGGATAGGTTCTCATGTTGAATTTGACCCCAATGGCGCTGATTTTTATATCAGTGCAGACATAGGCAGAAAAGACACATCAACATGGTATTTCTGGCAGCCAACAATCGGCGGTTATACGATTTTTGACTATGACTGCGGATTCGGTTTAGATGCTGACCAGTGGTGTGATCGTTTGCGCGACAAAATAAGCCAGTACAAACGAGCCAATGGTTCATCTGCTTTAGGCAAAATATGGCTACCCCATGACGCAAGAAATAAGACTTTTGCGGCAAAATATAGCGCAATAGAGATTTTCCTTAAGTATTTCGGCGCTTCGCACGTCAAAATAACGCCAGACAGCAAAAAAGCAGACAGAGTAAACGCCGCCCGAAGGATTATTCAAAGATGCGAATTTTCCGACAAATGTGAAAAAGGGCTAGAAGGTTTAAGCGCTTGGAGTTATATATGGGATGAGGAAAGACGCATATTTTCAAGTGACCCAGACCACAATTGGGCGTCACATGATGGCGACGGATTCAGTTACGGATGCCTGATAGCGGAGCAAATTAAGCCAAAAGAACCCGAAAAACCCGCAAAATTCAACATAAAAGCACAAAACGGTGTCATAATTACGGCACCTTTAGACGAATTGTGGCAAGACGTTAAACGCCATCAGGAAAGATACTAATGTCTATATTTACAGTATCAGCAGAAGTAGTGCAATTAGGAACTGGCGCTATTCAGCCGACAGACACATTCCAGAATGGTGTGCTTTTATCTGGTGACTTAAACAGGGCTATTGCTACAGGTGGTGATGAGTACGCTAACGGTCTTTTAATGACAGACGCAGGACAGATTCGATACGTTGACGCTACTGCTGGACTTCCTGTAAATGTGGTGTGGTCTAACGGACTTCCCAGAGCCAATGATGGCGCTTTGTGTGTCTCGACGGGCGCACTGGCGACATATTCAAACGGTACGCCTATGGTTGCGAATGGCGCGGTAAGACTGAGCATAGTCCCATGATATTTGTACAAGCGCACCCACAAGCCAGGCCGCCCGTCATTGATAAAATTGGCGCGGTGCAATATGTCATGTGGCATCCTGTTAAATGTGAAGACAAAACAGCATATTATTTGTTCCCAAATGGCGCAGAGTTAAAAACTAGCGCAACACCTGAAAGACTGGTGGCCGTTGCGGAAAGCCCAGAAGAAGCTTGGTCAAGAATTATGACCGACAAGCCGCTTCTTGAAAAATACGGAATACCGACATGAACCCCGTTGATGCAAGCACAAAATGGCTGGCTGAGTTAAAACTTGCCAAGCGTGAAGATGAGAAGTTTATTGAGCGTGGCGACAAAATAATCAGGCGTTACCGCGACGACCGTAAAAACTTCACGACATACGGTAGGCGATTCAATATATTGTGGTCGAACATTCAGACCATGATGCCAGCCCTATACGGGAAAACACCTAGAGCCGAAGTATCGAGACGCTGGAAGGATTCTGACCCAGTAGGACGCACTGCCTCGGTGATTATAGAACGTTGCTTACAGTACGAGATTGACAAGGGCGATTTTGACGCTTCGATGAGGCTGGCGATACTTGACAGATTGCTTCCGGGACGCGGTACGGTGTGGGTGCGATTCGAGGAAAAAGAACTAGCCCAACCTGTTGACGCTTTGCCCGGTGAGGAAGGCGGCGAGGCGCAGGTCATGCCCAACGCGCCGTATAAATACGAATGTACCCCGGTAGATTATGTCTTCTGGAAAGATGTTAGATATTCACCCGCAAGATGTTGGGATGAAGTGACATGGATCGCCCGTAGGGTGTACATGAGCCAAGAGGACGGTATTAAACGATTCGGCGAGGATTTTAAGCAAGTTCCATTAACTCACGAGCCTGTTGGCCTTGACGAGATGGAAAAGATGGGTGTTGAAGGCCTGGACGACATGAAAAAAGCCGTTGTCTGGGAAATATGGAGCAAGACGACAAAGCAGGTCTTCTGGGTGTCTGAGGGATACTCTAAGACGCTGGACATTAAAGACGACCCGCTCGGTTTAGATAATTTCTGGCCTTGTCCCAAGCCTTTATTTTCTACCCAAACCACCGAGACTTTAGTACCCATAGCTGATTACAGCCTTTACCAAGACCAAGCCGAAGAGATTGACATGCTAACCAACAGGATAGCAATGTTAGTCGAAGCGGTTAAAGTCGTGGGTGTCTATGACGCAAGCCAGCAGGGTGTGCAAAGGATGTTAAGCGAGGGTGTGAATAACCAGTTGATACCTGTGGATACTTGGGCGGCTTTTGCGGAAAAGGGCGGGCTAAAGGGTGTCGTGGACTTCATGCCGCTGGATTCTGTCCTTCAAGCTTTAAGAGAATGCTACGCAGCCAGAGAGCAAGCGAAGCAGGTAGTGTATGAGATCACCGGACTGTCTGACATCATTCGCGGTGCGTCGATGGCTTCGGAAACGGCTACCGCGCAACAGATTAAAAGCCAGTACGCTTCACTGAGACTGAAACGCCTACAGACCGAAGTGGCGCAGTTTGCTTCGGAAGTGCTGAGAATCAAAGCCCAGATAATGTGTGATTTTTACGCACCACAGACCCTTGTCGAGATGTCTGGAATCATGGGGACAATGGACGCTCAATACGCAGAGCAGGCCATTATGTTGTTGAAGTCTGAGCCAGCCAGAGGGTTCAGGATTGAGGTTGCCTCTGATTCACTGGTAGAAATGGACGAAGCCACCGAAAAACAAAGCCGGATTGAGTTTCTGGGTGCGGTCGGTCAGTTCATGGACAGAGCATTACCCGTTACACAACAAGTGCCAGAACTTGCGCCTTTAATGGGTGAAATGCTGATGTTTGGTGTTCGCGCATTCAAAGGCGGCAGAATGATGGAATCTGCTTTTGATGAGGCGATGGCTAAACTGAACGCACCGAAACCGCCTGAACAGCCGCAGCCTGACCCGGAACAAATGAAAGCCGAGGCTATGATGCAGGTCGAACAGGGCAAGATGCAGCTAGAACAGGCAAAAATACAAACGCAAGGGCAAATCGAGCAAGCTAAGCTGCAAGCAAGTTTGCAGATTGAGCAATTCAAAGCAGAACAAGCCAAGAATCTCGAAATCATGCGCCAGCAGGCTGAAACAGAACGCGCAGAAATGAAAGCCAGGATCGACGCTGAAACTAAAATCACAATTGCACAAATGACCGCGCAGGCCTCAGAAAAGCCAGCGGTATCAGTACAAATCGAGGGCGAAAATCATTTACAAAAAGTTGGCGACGAAGTAAAAATGATGGCAGATCAGGCCGCTAACATATTGAGCGACCAACAAAACAACATGGCGCAAGCTGTAGCGATGTTGGCTGATGCAGTTACCAAAATGAACAAGCCGAAGCGTAAAATTGTGGAGCGTGGGCAAGATGGTCGAGCAATTGGCGTCATTGAAATTGAAAGCGAATAATGGCAGATAACTTTACGGCCAATCCTGGGACAGGTGGCGATACGTTTGCTGCCGATGATGTGGCGGGTGTTAAGTACCCTTACAGCAAGCTTGACATCGGCGGCGATGGTATTTCTTCGCCTGTAACTGCGGCTAACCCGATGCCTGTTACTGGCCCGGTGACTGACGCGCAGCTACGGGCAACGCCTTTGCCGATTACGAGCGCGTCAGCTTACGCTGAGGACACGCTACACGTTACAGGCGCAATCGGTAATCTGATGTTAGCGATTCGATCAGATACTGACACATCGACAGCGGATGACGGCGACTACACCATTCTCAAGATGGACGAAGCAGGGCGGCTTAAGGTCGCTGTGCAGCCTGCCGGGTATCCGCTAGTGACCGGGACAATCACAAGTGCAAGCAGCGCGGTGCCGTCTAACGTCAGCCGCGTGTCTAACGTCATGGTGTACGTTGTTGGTACGTTTGCGGGCGTCAACTTTACTTTTGAGGGATCGCTCAACAGCACGAACGGCACCAATGGCAACTGGTTTGGCATTCAGGCTGTACGCACAAACGCCAACACAATTGAGACGACATCGGGCGTATTGGGCGCACCTCCCGCTTATGGCTGGGAGCTAGCGGTTAACGGGCTGAATTGGTTCCGCGTGCGCGCCACTGCGTGGACATCGGGCACTGCGACCATTCAGATTCAGCCGGGTGCATACGCTACGGAGCCAATTCCAGCGGCCCAGATCAGTGGCACGCAGCCTGTATCGGGCACGGTTACTGCCAACATCGGTACGGGCTCTATTGCTGCTGGTACTAATGCCATCGGTGATTTTGGCATTCAGTACCGAAGCACAGCGACGGGTGCGGCATCGGCTGCTCCTGTAACCTCTCCGGCAACCCCCGCAGGGCAATCCATCAAAGGTTCGGCCGGTAGACTGGCGGGATACGATTTGCACAATGCTGCTGTTACTCGGCGCTATGTCAAGTTTTTTAATGCCACAAGTGTCACTATGGGCACCACAAGTGCGCTGTTTGAGGTTTGTTTAGAGCCTAGCCAAGCACGGACTGTCAATTTCCCTGGCGGGCTAGGTTTTTCAACTGGCATTCAGATCGCAGTCACATCCGCTAGAGGATTGACCGATAACACGGCCACCGGACTTGCGGCGGGTGACGTGACTGGCTTTATTGCTTCCGCTTGATTTTCAATTAACAAAGGATTTATCATGACCACAAAAACCGTTGCCATCCAAGTTTTGATCCGCGATCCAGAAACCAGCGAGGTTATTAGCTGCGACAACGCCAATGGCACAACCGAAGACGATGGCTCGACTGTAGTTATTGGCAATGGCTACGCGCCCAACATCCTGACGGTTCCGCCCGCTGACATTTTGCGCACTTTGATTCCGCCTCCCACAGATTTGCCAGCACCTGCCAGCGTTTCCCGTGTAGATGACGCAGAAAACAACATCAGTACGCTGACTTTTGGCTGATCCATGTGGATCCATTTACTCAGCCTTGAGTTAATCGATGGCGCTTCGCCATCGAAGCCTGACCCGCCTGAGCCAGTTATCACGGGTGGGCATTACGGCGCATGGTGGCTGGATAAGTACAAGAAAATGTTGGAAAAACCTCAGATCAAAGAGATCATCGAGGAAATAAAAGAAAACCCGCAAATCATCGAAGAAATACCGGAAGTAAAAGCCGAGATTTTTGAAAAATACCCAGATTTTGACTATCAATTTTTGCAAAACAATATAAAATTACAAAGAATAGTTGCAAATCTGATACAAAAGCAAATAGAAAACGCGATAGAAGAGGACGACCTGGAGGTTTTATTGTTATGAGCAAGGGCAGCAAACAAAGACCGACTAATCACGATGCCTTTTCAGGAAATTTCGACAAAATTTTCACTGAAAAGCCTATTCGTGGAAGTTTCATCCAAGACCCTGAAACCGGCGAACTGGTGCCGAAAGATCAATATTACGCACCGGAGAATACTTCGCCCTATGTCATGCCAGACATTCAACCTTACAAAAGTATGCAGACCGGCGAGATGATTACATCGAGAAGCCACCACCGGGCGCACTTGAAACAACACGGCCTGGTTGAGATCGGCAACGAGATCAAAACAGCAATGACGAAACAACAGCCCCGTGACGACCGGGAATTGAGAAAACGCGCCATTGCCGAAGTGATGGCATCGAGAGGTTATTAGCCCCCACTGGCTTATTGTGTCCGCAGAGATGCGCCACGCCGACCGGAAGGTGGATATTCTGGGCGGCACAGATAGGAAAACCCTACCATGAGTGATTTACGCACCGCATTAGAAGAAGCATTCGCAGAAAAAGCCGAGGAAAGCCCGGAAGTTAAGCCGGAGCCAACGCCAGAGCCGGAACAGACCGAACAGCCTCGTGACGAAGCGGGAAAATTTGCGAAAGAGATCGAGCCAACTGAGCAAACTGAACCTGCCCCACGCAAAGCCCCGTCCAGCTGGAAACCAGCGGCGCAAGAGGCTTTTCTGAAGGCTGATCGTGGCGAAGCCCTGACACCGGAGGAAATCAAGCTGCTAACAGCAGAGGCAGAGCGGCGCGAATCAGACTTCCATAAAGGCGTGTCCGAATTTAAGTCACACAGCGAACGCGCAAAAGCCTACGATGCTGCCATTGCTCCGTACCAGGCTCACTTGCAGCGCCTTGGAGTAGATGCACCGACCGCCATTTCTGCCCTGATGCGTGCTGATACCATTCTTAGAACATCAGACCCGGTAACGAAAGCGCAGTATTTTTCCCAGTTGGCTAAAGAATATGGCATTGACCTGAACAGCGTGCAGGAACCGCCACAACTCGACCCGCAAACAAATTATTTAATGAGCGAGCTGCAACAGTTGCGCAATCAGCAACAACTGTGGCAAAATCAGATACAACAGCAAGAGCAGGCTAGGGCTAATTCAGAATTAGCCAAGTTTGTGACTGCTGACAAAGTGCACTTCGAGGCAGTGCGTAACGATATGGCTGATTTGCTGGCAACCGGCAATGCAGAATCGTTAGAAGAAGCCTACGATACGGCTGTTTGGATGCGTAAAGATATCAGGCAATCCCTGTTAGATCAGCAACGCGCAGAAGCCCAAAAGAAAGCATTAGAGCAAGCACAAGCGCAAAAAGCGAGAACCGCTGCGGTAAGTGTAAAAGGCTCTAGTCCTGTTTCTGGTGGGGTTCAGCCCGGTACTAAAGGTTCGCTGCGGGACATTATTGCAGCGCAATTTGATTCTAACTGAAAGGATAGCCGATCATGGCCACTTTTGCAGGTTTAAGCGACATTGTCGCAACCACCGTTCAATCTCGTTCCGGCACTTTAGCCGACAGCACTACCAACAACAACGCACTGTTATACAAACTCAAAGAGCGCGGTAACGTCAAGCCATTTTCCGGCGGTAACGTTATTCTTCAAGAGGTTATGTATAACGATCCGGCAACAGAAAATGCTGGCTCTTTCTCAGGGTATGACATTATCGACATTACCCCGAACAGCCCAATTTCTTCTGCTCAGTTTGACATTAAGCAATATGCCGCTGCTGTTTCAATGAGCGGTCTGGAAGTGCTGCAAAATGCTGGCAAAGAGCAGATCATCGACTTGCTAGAGGGTCGCGTTCAGGTTGCCGAAGCTCAACTGATGAACGATATCAGCGCTGGTATTTACTCTGACGGCACTGGTAATGGCGGCAAGGATATTACCGGCTTGGCTTTAGCTGTAGCAGCTTCGCCCGGTTCCGGTACTTACGGCGGCATTAACCGTACTAACTTCTCGTTCTGGCGTAACGTAGCTTTTGATGCTACCACTGACGGCGGCGCTGCTGCTTCTGTGGCTAACATTCAATCGTACATGAACCGGGTTGCAGTTCAGTTGGTGCGCGGTGCAGATCGTCCCGATATCATCGTGGCCGGTAATAACTACTATCGTTTCTATCTGGAATCGCTGCAAGCAATTCAGCGTATCACTTCGGAAACGTCAGCCGGTGCCGGTTTCACTAGCCTGAAATACTTTGGTGCCGGTTTTAACTGCGATGTGTATTTGGATGGCGGTATCGGTGGTCAATTGAACACGAACCGCATGTACTTTCTGAATACCAAGTATCTGTTCTTCCGTCCCCATCGTGACCGTAACTTTGTGCCTATTGGCGGCGACCGTATGTCCGTCAACCAGGACGCAATGGTGCGCTTGATTGGCTGGGCAGGTAACTTGACAAGCTCCGGCCCTCGTTATCAAGGCGTTCTGACTGACTAAATAAACGGGGCGTAAGCCCCTATTTCTGAAAGGAATTAAAATGGCTGCACCGTTTACCGTTTCCCCGGTTTTGGGGTGTGATTTCAATACCATCACTCTGGCCGCTGATGTTGGCCCCACTTCTGGCGCAGAAGATGCACCGCAATTGGGTACTCAAACTCTTGGCTCTGATGGTCGTCGTTATGTTTATGCACAAGCTAACGCGACTATTACCGCCTCGACCGCAGTATGTACCGTCAACGCCGCCACGTTTTTAGTGACTGCTACGGGCGGTTCATACCGTTCGCCTGCTGTTGCTATGGCGACTGGTGATCGTGGCTGGTTCTCTGCTGCTTCTGTTTAAGGAGTAGATTATGAGCTACCCTTCACGGTGTATGGGTGTCGGAATGGCTGCTGCACTAACCGAACAGGTGTGTGGCGACGTTCAAGACAACGTGACTGCTGCGGGTTCAACTCAAGGCACGGCAACCCTAGTAACTGGCGCTCATGTCATAGTAACGACAGCGGCAGCCAGCACTGGTGTTATTTTGCCCCCGGCCGAACCTTGTGCAGAGGTTACTGTGAAAAACCTTGGGGCTAACGCTGTTTTAGTCTATCCGGCAACGGGTGGTGCTATTAACGCTTTAGCTGCTAATGCCGGTTTTTCAGTTGCGGCTGCTGGTCAAGGTCGTTTTTTAGGTCGAAATAACCTTAACTGGGTTACGTATTAAGGGCAGGGGCTTCGCGCCCCTGTTTTATCAACGCCCTCGGGCATTTTTAGAAAGTCGATATGAGCAATCCTCAATCCGGCAGTTTTGTAGAATTTTTCATGGAATCCGTTGAGCTAAGATACGAAAGCGAAAAGGCTGGCCGTCCTATTTTTAAGGAAATGCCTTTCATTCGTATTCAACACCCCGGTGATCGTTTGAACATTCTTGAAGTAAAAGCAGACGAGCACTACAAACAAAAATATAGCCGCCAGTGGCGTGAATTTGAAGCGGGGCTGGCTGGCGAAGTGATCGGAACGCCTTTGTCACAATGGCCGCAGGTTACTAAGTCTCAGTGTAAAGAAGCCGAGTATTTTGGCATTCGCACTGTTGAAAACTTGGCCGAAGTCAACGATGCTGCATTACAGCGTATCGGTATTGGCTGGATGGAATTACGCAAGAAAGCGCGTGATTACTTAGCGGCAGCGGCAGGGAATGCACCGATTAGCGCGTTGCAGGCTGAAAACGAAAAGCTCAAGCAAGAGTTTGAAGCGCTGAAAGCTTCATTGCAAAACCCTGAAATCAAACGCAAACGACAAATCAAAGAGGAAGTCGAGGAATAAATGAATTACACCCTGCTCGAACTGATACAACAAGTCACCGGCGAGTTGGGGTTATTACCAAGTCCGAGCTTTGTTGTCGGCAATACAGACCCGCAGGTCGTTCAATTGCTGGCGCTGGCAAACAGGCTCGGACGTGACATTTCTCGGCAATATGAGTGGCAGAAGCTAAATAAAGAGTACAGCTTCACCACGGTGCAGGGGCAGTCGCAATATGCACTGCCTACTGACTGGCTCAGACAAATACCGCAGACCGAATGGGATAGAACGTCACGATGGCCGCTCATAGGTCCTGCGACTACTCAAGAGTGGCAGATATACAAATCAGCCATTATCAGCCAAGGCCCCAATCTTCGTTTCAGAATAGCTAATAACTTCGTCGAGGTTGACCCTGCGACTGGCGGCCTTGACCTTTCGTTTTTCTATGTCTCGAAAAACTGGATTGATGCTGGCGGCGGGGTTTATCGGTACAAGTACCAAGCTGACACAGACGTATCAATGTTTGATGATTCGCTGATGCTGACCGGCCTCAAGGTGCAATGGAAGGCCGCGAAAGGCTTGGATGCAAGCTTTGATGTTTCCGAGTTTCGCGCCATGTTTGATACCATAAAAGCGCAGGACAAATCGGCTCAAAAATTGTCACTTGGCTCATTCCCGCGTAATATTCTGTTGACCGAGTGGAACATTCAAGACGGAAATTTCCCAGGCTGATATGGACAAAAAAGCCATAATTAAAGCTCTGCGAGATACCGCACAAAGCGCCTCGAACACCATAGCAAGCGGTGTCTCTGCGCCGGTGGACTTAATAGCCGCTGGGCTTCGCAAAATGGGCGTACCTGTTCCTGAAAACGCGTTGGGAGGCTCGCGCTGGATGGAGGATGTAGGGTTGACCGTTCCAGTACAAGAAGGAATACCGAAAACCGTAGGCGAAACTTTTGGAATGATTTTTCCTATGGCGGCGACAGCCAAAGCGCCACAAATAGCGGCAGGTGCTAACCGCGCAATTGAAAACGCTATGGCACCAGCTACATTAAACACCCCTGGCTTTGCTGGACAACGCGGGGCGATTGTATGGCACGGTAGCCCACACAAATTCGACCGTTTCGACGCAAGCAAGATCGGAACTGGCGAAGGCGCGCAAGCGTATGGGCATGGGTTGTATCTGGCAGAGTCGCCGGATGTGGCAAAAGCATATCAAACAGCATTAACACATTCTGATGATTACGTTGATGGGCAATTGCTTGATTCAGGAATTCCCAAACATTTTTTGGCGCGCATATTGTCTGACGAATCTGGAAATGTTGAAGCTGCGCGGCAGTCTCTTGCTGTATTAGCTAGACCGGGAGGGGCAAAATCCGTTACCGATTCCGCAAAACAAGCATTAAAATTATTAGATGCTGGCGAGCGCCCAATAGTAAAAACTATTAAACCAGAAGGCGCGCTTTACAAAGTAGACCTACCAGACGAAGCTATAGCAAAAATGCTGGATTGGGATAAGCCATTAAGTCAGCAAGCACCGGAAGTGCGGGCGGCGCTACTAAAGTCAGGCGACAAAACAATAATTAACGCTATAAACGATGCGCCTGTTAATCGCGGCGACTATTGGGAATATGGCGGCAATACGTACGCGACAAAGCGTGAAGCATTGGAAGATGCAACTGGGCTCAATATAACTTCAGGAAGAACAAACTTAGGCAACACTCCCCAAGCCGTTTCTTTGCGACTCAATGAGCTAGGTATCCCCGGCATTCGATACTTAGATCAAGGCAGTCGCGGCGCTGGCGCTGGCACTTCAAACTTTGTGGTATTTCCCGGAAATGAAAACATGCTCAGAATATTGGAGCGCAACAATCAGCCATTAGGCTTAATGGGCATCAAATAATGGCAACAGCACGCGCTACCTCTATTCCCGCCCCAGTTGGTGGTCTCAATGACCGCGATAGCATTGCCGACATGCCTGCTCAGTACGCGCCCATTCTTGAAAACTGGTGGCCATATCCGGGTTACTTAGGCATCAGAAAAGGTAGCGCAAACCACGTTACTGGCTTTACAAACCCAGTGCAAACGCTGGTTGAGTATCTTCCAACGTCAGGCGTATCTAAGCTATTTGCTGCGGCTGGCGGGTCTATATTTGACGTTACAACCGCTGGAACGCTTGGCGCGGCAGTCGTTACCGGCCAGACTTCGGCGCAATGGCAAGATGCTAACGTGACGACCGCTGGCGGGTCTTTTCTGTACCTGGTCAACGGGGTAGATAAGCCTCAGTTATTCAATGGGACCACTTGGACGGCCATTGATGGAGCGTCGTCGCCTTCGATTACAGGCGTGACGACTACCAGCCTGGTGCATGTTTGCGTGTTTAAGTCGAGGTTGTACTTTGTCGTTAAAAACAGTATGACGGTGGCATTTCTGCCGGTTGGTCAGGTTGGGGGCGCTGCTGGCACTCTTGACTTGTCAAGCGTGTTTAGAAATGGCGGTTCAATTCAGGCTTGTTATACATGGACGGTTGACGCTGGCTCTGGCGCTGACGATCACTTTGTCGTGCTATCTACTAATGGCGAGGTAGCGGTTTATCGAGGAAGCAATCCAGGTGCGGGCGGTGATTTTTCGATCATTGGCGTGTTTCAGCTTGGGCGACCACTAGGCAGACGATGCGCGGCAAAGTACGGCGGCGATCTAGCTGTTAATACGACCGAGGGTGTATTTCCTTTAGGCAGAGGGTTATTGTCCGCAAGTGTCGATAGACGAGTGGCTTTGACCGACAAAATACAGAATAGTGTCTCAATAGCTGCCAATTCTTTCTCGTCAGCATTCGGGTGGCAATTGTGTCTTTTCCCCGAAGAAAACATGATGTTATTGAACGTACCGGCAACCGGCGGGGCGTATCAGTTCGCACAAAACACAATTACTGGCGCATGGACTAAGTTCACCGGCTGGAATGCGAACGTGTTGTTGCGTGCCTCAACAGGGCTTTATTACGCAGACAACACCAAAGTCTACAAAGCGTGGGTGTCTAATGTTGACGTGTCCGCGCCTATTCAATCTGACTGCCTGACCGCCTTCGGTTACTTTGGCAACAAGGCATTCAATAAGTATTTCACCATGGTGCGCCCGTACATTTTAACAAGCGGAAACCCGACTGCTGTTTACGGTCTGAATACAAACTATCTGGCACAAGACCCACAAGGTACGTTAAGTTTTGTCGCACCTACGGGTATGGTGTGGGGTTCAATGACATGGGGTTCAATGGTTTGGGGCGGCGGGTTACGTTCGACGACTGGCTGGAATACTGTCGGGGCGGTGGCAAACTCTGCCGCACTAAGGCTTAAAGTGCAAAATAACGGGGCAGAAGTACGATTCACCAATGTCGATTATGTCTACCAGCCTGCCAACTCTGTTTTATAAGGCTAAATATGTACACTTTTCATGAAGCAAAAATAGCAAACAATTTGCCTGATTTTTGCCGATTGACGAGTGAGCATTACCAAGAAATGAAAGAACGATTAGAAAAAGATGGCATAAAAATTTCGCCATTTAATCCGCAACTAGACAGGTACATCAAATTTAATAATGATGGCTGGTTAAAGTTTTTTATTGTAAAACACGACGCTGAATGTGTCGGATATTGTTTGATTTATATTACCAATGATATGCATAACGGTGATAAAATAGCCAAAGAAGATGCGTTATTCGTTACCCGAAACCATCGGAATGGCATAGGAAAGAAATTAGTGCAGCATGTATTGGCTGAACTAAAAAAACTTGACGTTCAAAAAGCCTATTGTACAGCCGTGACTGACTTAAGAGTTAGCAAGTTATGGCAAAGAATGGGGTTTAAGAATATGGCAACCGAAATGGTTTATGAATTGAGGTAAATATGTGCAGCTCTAGCCCACCCCCCCCGCCAGATTATCGCGGCGCGGCAGAACAAACGGCGGCTGGCAATTTAGAGGCCGCAAAATACGCTACTAAAGCGAACCGCATAAATCAATACACCCCCTGGGGTTCTTTGACTTATAAAAGACCGACCGATGATGATGGCGTATGGGAACAATACACCAATTTGACCCCGGAAGCCCAATCCGCACTTGACGAGCAACTAGCGCTCAATCGGAAATACGGCGAGGTTGCCAACCTTGGTTTTGACCGCGCTCGCCGGATATTTGAAAACCCTGAGCTAGACGTTAGCGGTTTACCGACCAGAGGTATAAATGTCGGACAGACCGCGCAAGAAGCGATTTTGGCAAGACTTAGGCCACAACTACAGGCGCAAGAAGAAGCCACCCGGCAACGGCTGGCTAATACCGGCATTGGTCTCGGTTCTGACGCATTCTCGCGTGAGATGGCGATGCAAAACCAGCAAGCTAATGATCTGATGACGCAAGCTGCAATGCAGGGTATCAGTCTTGACCAAGCTAACCGTGCTGCCGCACTTCAAGAACAGGCTTATCTGCAAGACCGACCGCTCAACCTGATTAACGCGCTACGCTCTGGCAACCAAGTGCAAGCGCCTCAGTTCCAGCAATTTGCACTGCAAAACGCTACGCAAGGCCCTGATTACCTGAATGCTGCTAATGCTCAATACGGCGCACAATTGAACGCTTACAACGCCGAGCAAGCCTCCAGCCCGTTGGGCGGCATTTTTGGATTAGGGATGGGAATTGCCGGGCTGCCGGTTGCTGGCGGCGGTTCTTTGGGCGGGAATTTCTTTGGCAAACAATTCCCTAGTTTGTTTGGAAGGTAATCATGACAGACTACGAACAACAACTGCAACTAGCGCGTGAAAGAGCATTACGCTACGGCCAGCAAGCTCAATACCAAGCTCCGCAAGGCCGCATGGTGGGGAATATATACGTTGCCCCTAACCCGCTTGAATATCTAGCCGCTGGCCTTCGTTCGCTCGGCGGTATGCGTGGGCAACAAATGGCGCAGGAAGAAATAACGCAAATCGGAAGTGAAAGAGAAAAAGCTTTAGCTAACGCGCTTCGCGGTTTCACCGAAAAAGCGTTAGGCCGACCGGCTGAAGTATTGCCGCCCGATGTTGCTGGCCCACCAAGACCCGCAGAGCCACAAGATATGCCAGGCGCTTATAGAGCATTGATGGGTGCGCCTGATGCTGGCTATCGTCAGATGGCAATGCAAGGAATTAGTCGAATTCCTGAACTGGAAGCGGCAGCGGCTCAAAGGGTTGAAGATCGAGCATTCCGTCAGCAAGAGGCTGAAACAGCACGACAGGCTCGTATGGACCAGCTTCGATTCCAGCAAGAGTCGCGCATGGCAGAACTACAGGCTAGAAACGCCAGCGCAGCAGAACAAGCCGAAATGCAACGCCAATTCCAGCGCGAAATGGTTGAGTTGCGCCGTAGTATGCAGCCGCAGCAACAAGGGTATTACCAGTTCATCGGAACACCCCAGGGCATCGCCGTGGGCAATGCGCGTACAGGTGAATTGTCGCTTGGCTCCATCAATGGTCAGCCGGTTATCAAAGCTTCTGATGACCCGACCTTACAAGGTTCTTTAGCTGGAGCAAAAGCGGCAGCAACAACCGAAGCAAAAATGCGTACAGAATCGCGATTAGAAGCTCCAAAAGCAATAACGCAAGGTGAAGAGACAATTCGTCTTGTTGATGATTTGTTAAATGCCCCAGGAATGAAACAAGCGGTCGGGGCGAGTCGTTTGCTTGGAATCCAAAAAATTCCAGGCACTCCTGCTAAAGATTTTGATATTCGTCTTGACCAACTCAAAGGGCAACAGTTCTTACAAGCATTTGAATCTCTTAAAGGAGGGGGTGCAATTACTGAGGTTGAAGGTAAAAAAGCAACTGATGCAATTGCTCGAATGGATGCCGCTGGGAGCGAATCTGAGTTTATAAAAGCTGCACGAGAATTTCAGTCTATTATTCGCAAAGGCGTAGAACGCGCAAGAACTGCGCAAAGCGGAATAGCGCCAAGCGCGCCTAAAATTGAACAACCTGCCATTCCCAAAAACCGACTTCGTTATGACGCTCAAGGGAATTTAATACCATGATAGAAGCCGAATTGCCAGACGGTACAGTATTGGAATTTCCCGAAGGAACTTCTCAGGATGTGATCCAGAGAGTTGTTAAACAACGACTTGGCGCAACGCAAAAACCGTCATTCGGAGAAATGCTTAAACAAGAGGTAATGGGTTCACTGCCCGTACAAAGCACTTTAGGGGCTATTCGCGGCGCTGCTAATATTGGGGCGACGTTGCTAAAGCCAGTAGATGTAGCGGCTGAATACCTGTCTGAAAAAACAGGGGTAGGCGGGTTCAAACAATTTGACAGGCGAGCGGCGACAGAGGAAGGGCTAAAAAACTTGGGCGCTGAGCCTGAGTCTTTAAGCTATCAAGGCGGTAAACTTGCTACTGAAATAGCGGGAACCGCTGGCGCGCCCGGAATTTTAGCAAAAGGCGCTCAAGCGCTAAGAGCCGCGCCTGCCATAGTCAATGCGCTGCGTGGTGGCGGTTTAGTGTCGCCCGGCATTCAAGGCGGTAGGGGCGCTACGCTTGCAAACGCTGGATTACGGACGGCTGGCGGCGCTACTACCGGCGCTACTGCTGCTGGTTTGGTCAATCCTGAAGAAGCTGACACTGGTGCAATTTTTGGCGCTGCATTGCCTGCGGCTGTTCGTGGTGCTGGAATGGCTGGGCAGGCAATAGGTTCTGCAATTCGTCCAGATGTTAATAATCCGTTAGTAAAAAAAGCATTAACCGCCGGCGCCCCACTTGGTATTGCTGATTTATCTGAAAATGCAATGGTCAAAGGAATACGATCATTTTTAGCTGACCTTCCAATAATCGGACGACCTGCAAACGCGGCTGCAAAAGCAAAACAAGAATGGTTTAATCGTCAGGTAGGGAAATCTTTTGGCGCTGAGTTTGACAAACTAACACCAGACGTAATGGACGACGCGAGTAAGAGGTTGGGCGCTGAGTTTAATCGTCTGTGGGGGAATAATAAACTCGTACTAGATTCAAATCTAGCTGATGACATTGCAAAAATACAACAAGAAGCTGCTGAAAATCTTGACCCGGAACAAATAACAAAAATTGACAAGATAATCGGAAACTTGCTACGAAGGCAAGAAAACGGAGCAATCCCCGGTAATTTTGCAAACAACTGGCAATCTCGATTAAGAATCGTCGCTGAAGGAGAAAAAGGGTTTCATCAAAAGTTATTAAGCGATCTTAGAAAATCAGTGCTATCCGCATTTGGTCGGGGACTAACGCCGGAGGATGCTGCCGCGCTGACTATGAACAAACAGCAATACCGAGCATTCAAAACGGTAGAACCTTTGCTGGCTAAAGGTGAGGTCGGAGTTGCTGGTAGAGAAATGGGCGATGTTCCTGCCGCTTTGTTGCCTAATGCTGTATTCCAGCAATACGGAAGGGGAGCAAGCAATACTCCACTAGGCGAAGCGGCGCAAATGGGGTCTAGGTTTGTTGCTGATCGTGTCGCGCAAACAGGCGGCAGTCCGCGAGCTTTTGCTCAAAATACTTTAGGTAGCGCTTTTGCTGTTGGCTCTTATTTTGACCCAAGAATATTAGCAACGGCTCCTGCTGCTTATGGTGTAAGTTCAGCATTAAATAGCCCGGCTCTGGCTAGAAGATTAGCATCTCAAGCAAGCCCACAAAATCAAGCTTTGATTAACGCTTTAAGACAATCTTTGCCAACTGCTGTCCCTGTTTTAAGTACCCAATAAAGGAAAAAAATGTCACGTAACGGAAGCGGAGTATACAGTCTACCAGTGAATAGCTGGAACCCTGCTATCAACGGGGTTTCCGCTACTGCGGCAGACTGGCAAAACCTGGCTAATGACATAGCGGCAGCGCTTACGCAGTCGCTTTCGTCTGACGGCCAAACGCCGGCCACCGGGAACCTGCCTATGACCGGAAACAAGCTGACCGGGCTTGGTGCCGGGTCTGCCACTGGCGATTCTGTACGCTGGGAACAATTATTCAGCCAAGGAACGCCCCAAAACCTGGTAAGCGCGACCACTACGGACATAGGCGCGCAGAACTCGGTATTTCTGAACATAACCGGCACGACGACGATCACGAGCTTTGGCACGAACTACAACGGGCCTCGATATGTTCGTTTCGACGGTGCGCTTACGCTGACCCATAACGCTACTACGCTGATACTTCCCGGCGCGGCTAACATCACCACGGCAGCAGGGGATAGCGCTATTGTGGTGCCGAGCGGAAGCCCGGCTAATGGGTGGAGGGTTGCTGGTTATCAAAGGTCAGATGGTAGTCCTTTGGCTATACCTAATGGTTCTGTCACTCCAGCTAAATTATCCACTGGTGGTTTATTTTGGGATACAAGTGGCAATGTTGGCATTGGGACGATTTCACCGTCAGTCTATGGGCTTCATGTGGCAAAGCCTTCTGGACCCACTGGCCTGGTAGTTTCTAGCGGGGCGAATAACGGTGAATTTGTTCAGATCGGTACTAGTCTTTTTGTGGCAAACACCACAGCGGCTGGAGTCACTGCATTTTTCAATAACGGCGCGACACGGTTTCAAATAGCCCCTGACGGCTCTCAGTTATCCGTCATACCGGGCGGCACGGCTCTACTGCCTCAATTTGCCTGCCGCGCATGGGTGAACTTTAACGGCACTGGCACTGTTGCTATTCGCGCTTCTGGTAATGTCAGCAGCATCACGGATAATGGCACGGGCGATTATACGGTGAACTTCATCACGGCGATGCCTGATGCAAATTATATGGTGGCCGGCACTGCCCAGCGCAATGCCACTAACGATGGCGGGAACTCGCTCGCGCTAAAGCAAGGCGTAACCGCCTTGACCACATCTTCTGTTCGCGTCGGCACACTTTATGCAGGCTCTAGCAACGAAGACTGCCCGCAAGTGCATGTCGCTATCTTCCGCTAAAGGACCATAACCATGCAAGTCATAATCTACAAACAAAACAATGGTGTTTTGGCTGTTATTCGCCCCACGGTTGAAGCGCTTGAGCTGTATGGCATTGGGGCTATTGCGGCTAAAGATGTACCGGCAGGAAAGCCTTACAAAATCATCGACGCTAGTGAGTTACCTGCGGACAGGAGCGAACGAGCCTATTGGACGTGCGACGACGAAGATTTGACCGATGGTGTCGGTAGTGAATCAAATACTTTTGAAAGTAACCCATGATTGTGAAAATTGACAGGGAATTGAACCCGCCAGATGCGCCACTGTCTGTAACCATGAGACAGGCGCGCCTAGCGTTGTTGCAAACTGGTTTGCTTGAACAGGTGAATATTGCCATTCAAAACCTGCCAGGTTCTCAAGGTGAGGCAGCGCGCATAGAATGGGAATTTTCCAGCGCTGTCGAGCGTAATAGGCCGTTATTGCAATCGCTTGCCGTGGCATTAAATTTAACAGAAGCGCAGCTAGATGACCTTTTTAATTTGGCGGCAACTTTGTGAAACTGTTGTTTTGCACGAGTAATCTACCTGCTTCTGTCGCAATTCGCGTGTTGACGTGGAGCGACTGGAGCCATGTCGGAATTATTGACGGCGACGAGATTATCGAAGCAGTATGGCCTAAAGTACGGGTGTCTAAACTTGAAGAAGCAAAGAATAAATATGAAAGTTGGGTAATTGCTGAAGTCAAGACTAAAAACGATGCTGAAATAATAAAGGCAGCACGGTCTCAAGTTGGCAAACCCTATGATATTGGTGCAATTTTTGGTTTTGTGGCTAGGCGTAATTGGGAAAAAACAAATAAGTGGTTTTGTTCAGAACTTGTTGCGTGGGCTTTCTCACAAGCTAACGAACCATTGTTTAGACTTGGCACGTTTTCAAGAGTTACCCCACAACACATTTGGATGATTAGCAATAAAGAGACATTATGAACGAAATTCAACCACCACAAAAGATGACAATTCGTTATGAGGTGCCTATTACTTGGCTTATTGGCGGTTTTGGTGTTGTTGCTTCATCTTTGTTTTATGCCGGATGGCAGGCCGCCGACCTGAAAATTCAACTAGAAAGCGCGGTTCGTTTGGGCAAGGAAGTGATGCAAAAACAAGACGCCATGACTAAAGATTTGATGGAACTGAAGGTTAAAGACCAGCTTTTTGATGCTAAGATCAGCCAGATTGAGCAACGACTAAACAAAGCAGACAAATGACATACTTAATAGCGTTTTTTGTAATGGCAAACGGCACGATGACCCAGCCCATCACTACGGTTCACGGTTCGCAGCAAACGTGCGAACTGGCAAAAGCTAAATTGCTGAAAGATATGCCCAAAGAATACCGTTTGGTTGCTTCTTGCATAGACAGATGATTGTCACGCTAAAGCGCGGAAACAGTACAGACCAAGGCACGTTTGGCAGGTTATATTTCGGTGGAAACGTACTGCACACGGTCGAATTGCCGTGGCGCGACAATGCACGCCGAGTGAGTTGCATACCGACCGGGACGTATCAGTGCGCTTTGGTGAATAGCCCAAGATTCGGGAAAGTTTATGGGGTTCAGAACGTGCCTGGGCGTAGTCACATACTTATACACGCATCTAACCTTGCAGGGGATGTGTATAATGGGTGGATAACTCAGCTTCACGGATGTATTGCGCCAGCCGAAAGACTTGGCTCGATTAAGATACCCAGCGGTAAAATGCAGGCTGCCGGGCTTGTTTCACGCCCTGCGCTTAGAAAACTAATGAATTGGGCTGATGGAAAGCCGTTTAATTTGGAGGTGATATGTTAAGCGCGATTTTAGCGATTCTTGGTTCAAGCACGGTCGGCAGTTTGATTGGCGGCATTTTTGCGTTTCTGAACAAAAAAGCTGATATTGAGATCAGACGGCTTGACCATGCCCACGAGCTAGAACTGAGGAAAGAAGATCGAGAGCTTGCCAAGATCGAAGCGGAAGGGCGGCTGCAAGTTGCCGTTGCGGAATCTGAGGGTGAGATAGAATCATCCCGGATGACAGCAATCGGACAAGCCCATGCAGCCGATAATCTGGGCGCAGAGGAAATAAAAAGCGCTGGTGGTTGGGCGTGGTTGTTGATACTGACAGACGCATTCAGGCGCTTGATACGCCCTGTGCTGACGCTGTTGCTTGTTAGCATGGCTTTGTACCTAAACTGGCTACTTGTCGAGCGCCTCGGCACCGGCTGGGACGCTTTGAGTACAGAACAGAAATACGATGCGGCCATGCAAGCCTTCGCCTGGATAACCGGGCAGGCTTCGGCGGTGCTTGGCTACTGGTTCGTAAGCCGAGGTCAGTCAAAATAATCTCTCCTGTGGTAACTTAACCCGGCCTTTGTGCCGGGTTTTTTTTCGCTTGCATTCTGTTTTAATGTGTGTATAATTATGTTCATAGACAGGAGATTGAAATGAAATTTACGCATAACAGCATAGCTGACGTACAGACTACAGTAGGCGGCATTCCCTGCATTGCTGCCGTGCTTGATTATGATATGAGCGACGATGACGAAGGCACATTGTGCGGCCGCATGAATTGGGTTATTTGTGACCGTAAAGGTTACAAAGCAAACTGGCTTGAAAAAAAATTGACTGTTAAAGAAGAAAGCCGTATCAACAATGAAGTAATTAACTTTATGGAGCGATTAGCATGAATAGCATATTTAAATACGCAGTAATTTTCAAAGATGAACGCATAGAAATTGCCGGATTCGGCAATTACAGCATAGAAACACTGGTTTCGGTAATTTTAGAGGGCAATGCTGGCACAAGTTACCCGTATTTAACTGACTGCCTGCGCGAAAAATTGGAAGAGTTGAGGGTGAAATGATTGAATTCGGAAAATTCAAAGGTAAAACAATAGAAGAGGTGATAGAAATAGAACCTTCATATATTGTTTGGTTGCACGGCAAAAATCTAATTGAGATTGATGATGAGACGCTACGCAAAGCAAAAAACGCACAACGTGATTACTATTTAGAAAGCATAGCATTTTCGTGCCGTCACGAAAATGGTGGCGATAGAGATTAAGGAGAATGAAATGATAGGACGCATTGTAATGGAGTGCATAACCTGGGGGCTGGCCGGAGTAAGTTTTGCGGCTTTGCTAATTCTTTCTTTCGGCCTGACTTATGAGCAAGTGCAGGCTATTTTTAACGCATTGGGGGCATAAATGACTAAAGACGACATTTTGAAAAGGTACAGTAAATACAAAACAGCAAGACGCATTGGGGACATAAATGACTAAAGAAGACATTATTCGCATAGCGCAAGAAGCCGGAGCCATGACGGGAACCGGGTCAATACAGTTTAGGCTTGACGGCTCGCTTGAACGCTTCGCTGAATTACACAAAGGGTTATTCTTTGATGCAGTATATGAAGCATGGCATTCAGCAGGTATGGACTTGCTTGGGGGTGACTGGAATACATTTGCCTCAACACTAGAAGCCATACTAGCAAGGGGGAAGAAATGACTAGCACAATTAAACCTCTTACATACGGCGAATGCAGTGACTGTGAAATGTATATACAGGAAGTAGATAACCCCGACATTCAGGTGGCTTATGTATTGAATTACGGCGATTTTAATAAAACCTTGGCGCTTGCTCAATTATTTGCCGCTGCGCCTGATTTGCTTGGAGCGTTAGAAGAATTGTTAGCCATGTGCCAACGTCAAGAAAACTTTAACGACGACGGCGACGGTTGCATGTTTGAGCGCGCCAGTGCCGCTATTGCAAAAGCAAGGGGTAAGAAATGACTGACATCAAAGAGTTTTTCAAACTGTACTTTCCAGCATCAAAATTTAGACGAGCCCGGCAAAACGCCATTGCTTTTTTTGCGCCCGACGGCGACCAGGCTGAACTCGACGCGCTGCAAGCCACCATAGACGACCTAGAAAGACAGCGGAGGATTATTTCGCAACAGCTAACAATTGTGCGTTGGGAGCTACACCGAAAAAAATATATTAAGGGGCAGGTTGATTTAATAGATTAAGTGTGTATAATTATAGTTTTACAAGGAGAAATGAAATGTTTAGTAATAAAGAAATAGCTGAATTAAAAAAACGGTTAGATGCACTAGAAAGTAACGTATCTATATATCCGACAAAAGGTTACTACTTAATGTCTCAACCAATACCAATAAATCAAGTAATAGATGCAATAGTAAACCATTTGGAACTGGATATTCTAGCCATACAGCCTACATATAAAAAAGTTGAGTTAAAACCAAAACAGGTTCCGCCTACCATTTCTAAAGGCGTTCTGTAAATGAGCCAACAAGAATTTTTAGAAACAGTGATGAAAGAACGGGAGTATTTAGACATGAAAGCATCAGCCGCATTTGTACGCGCCCAGGCAGGATTCGGCGCAGCACTGAAAACCAGCACAAACCCGCATTTTCGCAGCCGTTACGCTGATTTGAGCGCCTGCGTCGAGGCTGTAATCGACAGCTTACACAAAAACGGCTTCGCTTTGATGCAAAAAACGCACGAGTGCGAATCTGGTGTGGCTGTGGAAACAATACTAATGCACGAAAGTGGTGAGCAGATCAGCGGCGGGATTTTGCGCGTACCAGCAAGCAAGCAAGACCCGCAGGGGTACGGCTCGGCTTTAACGTATGCGCGACGTTATAGTTTGATGGCAGTGTGTGGCATTGCGCCAGAAGATGACGATGGCAACGCTGCAAGCAAACTGACACCCGCTGAATTTCCATACAAAAACGGGCGCTTGCGAATACCCGCTAACGTAGGAGGTCAGGACTATTTTGACAAGTGTGACGAACAAGAACGCGCCCTTATTCTGGACTTTGCGATGAAAATTGAAGGCGCTGAAACCGACCAGGCAACATTCGACGCATACACAAAAGCCAAGCAAATGCTAGACACCGAACAACAAACGGCGCTATGGTCAAAAGTAAGAAGTCAAAAACGAACGGCCATTAAAAAGATTGGCGAAGCTAAGAATGCAGACAAAAATACATGGACTGATGTTGCACAGTGCGACGGCAAAGATGCGGGAAGTAAATAAATGATGTTTCGTTTAGTCCACCAGGCTGCACGAGAAAACGCCATCCAAGCTATCAGGCAAGCGCCTGATGGTTGGGTGGTGAAAGTGACAGAACCGACCCGCAACCTTGAGCAAAACGCGCTTTTACACGCTGAATTGCAGGAGCTGGCAGCAAATAAAAAATGGTGCAACATGACGCTGGAGGTAGAGCAATGGAAGCGACTACTTACAGCGGCATGGATGCGTGCTACTCAACAAGGCGGCGTTTTGTATGTTCAAGCCGTGGACGGTCAGGGCATGGATGTTTTGTATCAGCGTACTAGCACTCTGAGCAAGTCGCAAATGACAGATTTGATTGAATACATAAAAGCATGGAAGGCTGAAAATGTACCGCAACAAGAAACTACTTGAGGCTTGCCGTGAGATGCCATGCCAGCACTGCGGTGCGGAAGATGGCACGGTAGTGGCGGCACACTCGAACCAACTCAGAGACGGCAAAGGAAAGGGAATAAAAGCACATGATTACAGGGTAGCGGCTTTGTGTTTCAGGTGTCATGCTGATATTGACCAGGGCAGCATATTAAACAAAACAGAGCGCATAGAGATTTGGGAAGAAGCACACCGAAAGACGATAGCTCAACTTTTTGAACGTGAACTGATAAAGGTGATTTAATGTACACGCACACTGGAACACTACAACGCCTGAACGTTGCTAAAACAGTAAATATACGTCAAGCAGGAAAACTATGGATTGACGAGCAGGGAAGGAAATACTTAAAAGAAAACGGCAAAAGACCGTTAGACAGTTCAAATGGCATCAGGCTTCTTATTGAAACGATAAAGGAAAAGTGAAATGAAAAAGCTACTAGCCGCCCTGCTGTTCGCCGCTTCTACTGCAAGCGCACAAGTGACAGGAAACACACTGCTGGACAACATTGAAAGCAATGAATATATGCTCAAAAGTCATGCCTTGGGGTACATAACGGGCATTTTTCAGTTTACGCGAGGGACTGCCCACTGTTCACCTGACGGAGTTACTTTCGGACAAGCGCGTGATGTTGTGCATAATTACCTAAAGATAGAGCCAAAATATCGGCATTTAGACGGATATGTGATAGTGATAGCAGTGTTTGGCGCTACATGGCCGTGCAAGGGTCAAATATGACTTGCTTCATACTAATTCGCACACCGAAAAAAATCAACAGCGATTTGCAGGAAGACAATATGACATTACCTTACGACATGGCGCGTTGCGAAGCCAAAAAATGCGAACAGCGACATAAATGCGCACGCTTTACTTCACCCTGGCGGCCTGTTGGTTACCAAGTAGTGAGTGACTTTGAGGCTTTTTTGATTCCAGCAAAAGGATGTGATTATTTCATAGGAGATGAAAATGAGAGCAAGAAAGACAGACCCGGCAACAAGTAAGCTGGCTGGCGAGAATGCGGCAAACTTTGCGCCTCGTCATTATCGAGCTATTTTGCTGGCATTAGCCGACATGAAAAACAAAACGGCTGACGAAATAGCAGATTATTGCTGGTTAGACAAGTACCAGATAAGCAGACGACTGCCAGAGATGACAAACCTTGTTAGGGTTACGACTGAGACAAGACCAAGCAAAAAAGGGCGACAGTCACGAGTGTGGGCGATTACTAAGCAGGGGCTTGCATTTTTGAAGCAAACGAATAAAATCTAATTGCGCCGTGAGAAGCGTAAATGGAGCATTGATACAGTTCTCTTTGGGGACGGTCTCGATGCCGCCTCAATGACTCCACCGAGTCGAATGCTCCCGGTAATTCTCACACGGGATCGTCCACCAAAGAGGATTGTATGCATTACTTCAAAAGAAACATCGGGGATTACCACAAAAAAGCTGGAAGGCTTTCCATGCTTGAGCACGGAGCGTACACGCTTCTGATGGATGCGT